GTATATCTACATAATCTCCAATCACTTCTTTATCTACTCTATCTAATATTTCTTTTACTATCTCTTGGTTGGATTGGGAGATAAAGTTTTTATATTCTTCTTCTGATATAAAGAAGTAGTCGTTACTCTTTTGTAAATTTATAAAGTTATCTGCTTTTACACAGTATTGATTTCCGTCTTTTTCTATTTTCATATTTATATTTTTTTAATATCTAATACTTTGGTTGATACAAATTTATGGATAATATTAAACTCTCTTAATGCTTCTGTTGCACTTATAGCTTTTATTATTCTATTTCTAGTAGATAAATAACCTTTTTCTGTATAAGTAATAAAATATTCTTTTTCTTCTATATTCATAGTTGGTTTTTAATTAATAATTGATATTTTTAATTGGTCTTCATTAACAAACATTCCACCATTTAACCTATACATAAAATAAGGTTTACTTTCACAACAATCACAAAAACCTAATCCGTGTTTTTTAATTTCAGTAATTTTATAATTACCTGTTCCATTTATTGAAACAATATTTCCTATTTTGTATTTCATAGTTGGTTTAATTTTCATAATTCATTATTGGATAACTAATAACATCTTTTTTAATCATATCTAATACTTCTAAAATATCTTCCAAATTATCACCGACTATAATTGGTTGTTCTGTCCAAGAATTATCAGTATATATTTCGTGTACTCCAACTTCACCATTCTTATACTTCATCAATCCATATCTCCAAGTTAGTTTAGTTGGTTTAATGGTTTTTGGCATAGTTATTTTAAAATCTTAATATAAAAATCTTTACCACATTTATCACAATCAGCGTGATATTGACAATATCCTTTTACTAAATTATCTGATGTTGTGCTTAAAGTTATGCTTTTATGTTTATAAAAGTATGTAGGTAAATCTCTTAATAACCACCACACTATTTTTTGAAATATGTTTAATTGTTTCATAATTTTAATTAACTAATAAATTATTATCTTTTTCTTTGTATTCTCTACCATCAAAACTATTATGAACTATTAATCCTTCCTTAATTTTAGGATGACAAATACATTTTAATCCTTTAGTACAATGTGGTAATTTATCGTTTACTGGATATATATGAATATTTTTAGATTTCATTACTTTTCCTTTTGTAAACTAATAAGTCTATTTTAATTTGTCTAAATTATTTTTAACCATTCTTTCAACTAGATTATCAAAATCAACATCAGTTTTCCAACCAATTGATTTAATTTTTGTTGGGTCTCCAAGTAGAGTTCTAGTATCTTTACGAACAAATCTTGGGTCAATAAAAATATACTTTTCATAATCTTTAATTCCAACAACATCAAAAGCCTTGACAACTAATTGTCTGATTGTGTGCTGTTCTCCAGTCGCAATGACAAAATCATCGGGCATCTCTTGTTGGAGTATTAGCCACATTCCCTTGACATAATCAGGTGAGTAACCCCAATCTCTAGCTGAATCTAAATTACCAAGACTGATTTTCCCATCCTTAACTAATGGCTCATTTTCTTCATTTAATGCTGGTGAGTTTTTAATTCCAAGAGCAATACAGGCAACACCATAAGCTATTTTTTGGGTAATGAATTGAAGTCCACGCCTTTCACTTTCGTGATTGAATAAAATACCGCAAGCAATAAAAACTCCCTTCTTTCTATAAATGTGAGCTATCTGATGGGCATACAATTTTGAAACGGCATAGGGATTGCAAGGATTAAAAGGAGTCAATTCATTTTGTGGCATTTCATAAACATCACCAAACATTTCAGAAGTGGAAGCTTGATAAACCTTAGTCTGCGGAGAATATACGGAGATTGCTTCAAATAATCTATGACTTCCCAAAGCATTAATATCGGCAGTTAGAAATGGTTGTTTAAAACTTTCGGCAGGACTAGATTGAGCTGCCAAATTATAAACTTCATCATATTGACCATCTTTCACTATCTTTGTGATACTAACTATATCAGTCATGTCACCATAAACTAATTGGATTGAGCCAAGTAGGTGATTAATATTCTGGTAATTGGGATTGCTTAGTCTTCGGACTAACCCATGAACCTCGTATCCTTTATCTAGTAAAAGTTCGGCTAGGTAACTTCCATCCTGACCAGAAACACCTGTGATTAGTGCTTTCATTTTTTACCTCCCATTGGTTTCCAGTTTTCATAAAATGATTCCCAACTATAATAAGGACACATAAATGGGCTGGCAATAAAGATAAAAGAATTAAAAAAACTGTTTCGAGTTCGGACATCCAATTCATATATTTCACCTGTTTTTAATTTTGGGAATCTATTATCTGGTTTCCCTAAAAATTTATATTTCATTCTTCACCTCCATCTCTAAACTCAACTATTAATCCATCGCTATTAGTTGTAGTCATTTTTTGAATACCATCAATTAAATAACATTTTAAAGCATTTTCCTTTAATAAATCTTCGGCATATAAATAAGGTTTCTTAATTTCTTTTGGTTTGACTTTCTTTCCAAAACTAACCTTCATGTCTTTGGAGACATAATCAAAGTCTAGTTCCAAATCATTATTAATTACTTGTTGGATAAATTTAATTTTATTTTCCATATTGGTTATAAGAAAATGCAATAGTAACATCAACCTGCTCTTTGGCTTTACCTTCGTAGACATCAGTCTTTTTGAGTTCTTCAATTTCTTCCATTAATGGTTTAGAAAATTCATCAATTTTTTCTTTTAGAGGTTTACTAAATTCAATAATCTTTTTATTGATAGCCATTGATTTTTCCATAAAATCCATAGAGAAACTCCATCGTTTACTGGTTCTTTTTTGAAATGTTCCAAATTCAGTTTTGATAGTATTTTCTTCGGACTTTAATGCTTCTTCCAAAACTAATTCTTTCAATCTTTCTTCTTCGCCTTTAAGGGTATCAATTTGATGTCTAATTTCGTAATACTGTTTGTATATGTCTGACATATTTATTTCTCCTTTAAAATATAAGTAGCACCATCAATCACTATTTCTTTTGGATTGACAATTTCTTGTTTTTCTTCTGATAAACCAATTTCTTCAAGAGTTCCATAACAAACTTCACCTTTTTCTAATTTTCCACAAATAATTTTGGTTTCGTTTTCTTCTGGTTTTTTCCAAATACAAAGACCAGCAAATATTCTTAAACCAATATTGAGTTTTAATTTACAGGTAATTGATAAACCAGCTTTAATGCCACTACCAGCTTTAATGCCATCACCAGCTTCAATGCCATCACCAGCTTTAATGCCATCACCAGCTTTAATGCCACTACCAGCTTTAATGCCACTACCAGCTTTAATGCCACTACCAGCTTTAATGCCACTACCAGCCGCCGAAATAATATGACCAGTTGCTTTAATAGAATCAAAATGGCAATATCCTAAATTACCTTCAATCTCTATGTGACCTTGAAAGTCTGATACATCAGTTTTGCCAATGTAAATTTTATAATAACTATCTGACTGTTTAAAGTCTTTTGCTACTAATTTTAATGTTTCCATATTTATTTTTAAATTTATAATTTATTTAAAAGGTGTCTCCCCCAGTATTCAATCTCTTGATACCGAGGGAGGTTCTTAGATTTTACTTCTTTTTAGTTTTCTTTTCATCACCTTCCCAAGGCATTTCTTGCTCTGGTTCTTTTGGTGCTTCTACTTCATCGGGAATTACAATGTCTTCAATGACATTTCCTTGGCTGTCTCTTTGAGGAGCAACATAAGTAGGCATTGATTCTTTAGCACTGTAATAAGTCTTAATCTTAGTTTTGGTTTTCTTGGTATCAGGATTAAGAGTATTTTCAATGGAGACCTTTAATTGCTTGCCTAAAACATTGCTATTCAAATTCTCAAATAGAGTTTTAGTATCAGGTGCAAATGAAGCACAATCATCCCAATTAAATAGGGTGTTCATTACTTTGGTTACAATCTTAAAAAGAATTGTAGGTTCACCTTTACCTCCTTTGGTACTAGGTTTCAAAGCAAGGGAAGTGGTAGACCAAAGTTTACGACCTCTAAATTCTCCTTCATCTAAAATTGTGAAAGTGAAATTGAACTGATATTTATTACCAGCTTGGAACTTTTGCTCATCTGTTGCATTTTCAGGTGGCTCAATGTAGAAGGGATTTTGTCTAAAGTCTATTTTAGACACCTCCACTTGATAAATTTGTGAATCGTCAATTGGAGCATATACTCCACCTTGACCAGTTGAAACCTGTGCATCTGCGGGCAGGTTGTTTATATCGAACACTTTTTCTTGGACATTATCTGTCATAATCGTGTTTTCCTTTTTTTTAATTAATAAATATTAGACTCTGTTTAAGTTGGTAAAAATGATTTCAATTCTTTGGGTAACAGTATCAAGTTTATCTTTTATTCTAGCAATTTTATTCATAGCTTCTGGGCTTTTGCCAGGTTCACTAGTTACAACGGAAAATCCATTGCTATCAAAAAGTTGGTTAGTTATTTTTAGGATAGTATCAACTCTTTCTTCAATGGTTAAATCTGATGGAGCATCAGCTCCCATTTCTCTATCTCTCATTATGCTTTTTGGTTCGTCTATGTTTGACATATTTTTTATTTTTAAATTAATAATTAAACATTGTCTTTTAATTTTTGTAAATCTTCAATATCAAATCTAAATATTCTTCTGATTGGTCTCTTTCTATCAATGTAAGGTAACTCTCCACTAGCAACTAATTTATCAAATGTTTTTACATCCATTAATAAATATTTGGCGGCTTGTTTTCTGTTTAAGTAGCAAGCTCTTGGTTTAGTCATTGTTTAAATATTAAACTAATAGATTGATAAAGTCAATAGGATAATCTACCTATTGTTAGTATATTGATTAGTAACAGCTAAAAATATAGTAGCAAAAATTGCCCATTCAATTCCATAATCAGTAAGCAAAGCTATTGGAAGAATTGCCATAAAACAAAGACTACTAAGAATGTTTAAGAGGAAGTTTATTTTCATATTTTAATTTTTCCCGATTGGTTAAATGAGTAATTCTTTCTTGAAGCGTAGCATTACCTACACCTCCTTTAATAGTTCGGTTTCTCCAAAGATGTTGACGACTAACATTCAAGAGTATGGCAATTTCAGGATAGTTCCATCCCTCAATCCATAGCTCTTTTATTTTGTCAAACGAGATTGGTTTTTTATCTCTCCCAAATTTACCTTTTGGTTGTATTGCTTTTGTTTTTGCCATAGTTATTTAAAATCTTCTTTGTAAAGTTTAAGTGTGCCACATTTTTTACAACAACCATGAATTGTTATTGTTGGCTTCTCACATTTTTTGCAAAGTAATAATTCTTTTTCTGGTTTATTATATTGATGACCAAGTTGTTCTTCTAAGGCACATTTATTACATTTGCCATATAGTTTGATAAACTTTTTCTCATCAATTAAAGAACAATTCTTTTTACATTTTGGGCAGGTGATTGTTATTCTCATTAAAGTACCTCCACTTTAACTTGACATAATCCTTTGCAGTTGATAGCTTCGGCAGTTGCCTTGTTTAAATCAGCAATTCTATTGTACTTACCAAAGCCACCAGTATCAGTCACCCTAGCTTCTACAAAAAGACCATTAGTTTGATTGGTAATTCTTACTTTGTCATTCAATAATTTATGTTGATTGACAACTTCGGGTAGCATAGCGATGGTCAATTTTTTATCATCAAGTTTTTCCCCATTTGCCATGATTAATTCAGGGTCACAACCAAGACAGCCAGCTTCGGTATAGACAGAGGCTTGACCATTCCAAGTGAGTTTCCCATTTGTAGGAATAACATCGTTTTCACGAGTTTTCACGAGTTCAGGTTTTTCTTTTGGACACTGTTCATCAATGGCTTGAATAATAATCTTGTCAAGTTCAGATTCTTTAATAGTAATAGGATATTCGCTTCCCCTATTTCTTATTGGATTTTGAAAAATGACTGGAGATACTAGAAAATATCTGTTAAAGAAAATATTAAGACCAATAATGCTGATAATAACCAGCACGAGTAGAATAAGGGTTTTAATCTTCCAATTTTTCTTTGGTTTAATATTACTTTCATCAAAAGGGTTTATAATCGGACTTTGTTTTTTTATTTTGTTTTTCATTTATGTTTATTTTTAAATTAATAATTAAATTATAATCTTTCTTCTAAAATTCCTATTGTTTCATCAAGGATTGCTTTAATACATTTTAACTTCATTAATCCTTCTTCAGTCACATCAAAAGACTCTCTCAAGACATCCTCATTGTCTTCATCTTTAATAACTAAATCGGAATAACTTGGAAACTCTCCCTTATTTTTGAAGGTTATTGAAAAACTACCCTCAAAATTACCTTGATTTATATTAAATTCTTCGTTAGTTTTAGTTATCATTGTATCTTCACCTCCTTCTTGTTTTCTTCGGGTTTAATTAATCCAAACTCGGTGTTGGTATCAACTAACCTATTGCTTGGACAGTCTTTATTCTCGCACCATGTCTCACTATCCCAATCAATACAGCCATGACCATCAGGGACAGCAAAGGTTCTAGTTATTTCCCTTCCATTATCATAAGGGCAGATAGTAAAATGATAAGAGTCGTTACCCTTCTCCATCAATCCATTCTTAAAAAAAACATATTCAGTGTTACAACAAGGACACTTCATGTCTTCAAGTGCAGGATGTAAACCGTCACTAGCCATACATTTAGGGCAGATAATATCGTGTATCATGTTTATATTTTTGAATTAATAATAGCGACAGCTAGTGTCAATAAGGCAATAGCCAAAGTGGTCAATATACTTTTTGTTTGTGTCATCTTTACCTCCTTAAATTAATAATTAATATGGTAAGTCTTTGGCTAACTCGTGGTCAATCCAAAACTCTACTATTTGAATATCATCACCGCCAATCATGTCGTTAATGATACAGTCCTTCATTAAGCAAGTGGCGTGGCGTTTTTCTTTTACTTCCTTAATAATTCTTTTTAATGCTCCTATTGTTTTCTCGTCCATAGTTTTATTTATCCTTTTTAATTTTTAATTTGTATTTGTGGTCTGGGTCGTTGTCTTTATAATCTTTTAAAATGTTTTTGGCTTCTTGTTGGTCATTACTTGCCCATACTTCCTCCCATCCAAGATGATACTTACCGCAAACAATATAAATTAATTTAGTCATGGTTAGATATTTTCACTTCTTAATCTATAACCTCCGTCCTTCTCGTGGTTTGGTGTTGATTTATAAAGGCTTCTTGATAATGAATAGACGAGATGAAAGCACATATCCATCCCACACCCATCAACTTTAACACCTGAATAATTCTTGTCGTATTTATAGTCTAAAATATTCTCCATATAATAAGTAATATTTCGGGGCTTATTATCTACTATCACAAAGAAATCAATTACCCTACTCATTCCACTTGGTGCAACATGGCGGACAATAGAGTAAACAATATAATGACCTTGTCTTAATAATTTTCTAGCTTCTTTTTTTAACTCTTGGTTTGTATTTTTCATTTTATATTTATATTTAAATTTATAATTGTTTAAAAGTTGGCTAATAGGTTGCCATATCTTTTATTAAAGTTTGATACTTCCTTGTTGTCTACTGGCTTAATAATATCCAGTACCCCAAAGGATAAGGGCTTGGCAAATGTTAAATGTCTTTTGATGGTGACTTGCCTTTCACCTCCTTGTGTTCTTTCTTTCATATTTATGGTTATGTTTAAATTAATAATTAATTCATTCTTAAATAAAATGTGGCATCATCTTGCCAAGTGTGGCATTTAATATAACGAGGGGTTGTTTGTTGTGTTGGTCTCTTGCAATATCTACCAGTGACAATAGAACGGTTACTGTATCTTATCTCTTTCCCAATACTATATCTTAGTATTAGATTAATTATTTTGATTAATATTTTCATTTATGGTTATGTTTATAATTGTTAATTAATCAATGTTACTGCTAGTAACAGTACAATACAAGGGGTTAGTTAAAGATGATTTATTAATTTGAGGTTATTTTGCGGAGAATAATGTATGGTTATTCGGTGAGTATCAATGGTCAATGAGTAATTAATAACAAAGTATAGAGGGAGATTGTTACAGCTTCAGGAGTTAGAGGTCTATACCAAACTCACTCAATTAATTACACAGTGTCGCAAACTGTATATTGTGCGACATACTATTGCATTATGTAATCAATGAAAAACAATGGAGAGTTAGGTAATAATTAAATAATGACTGATGATTAATCATTAAGCATTCATAGTTATAGGATAGAGTTCCCATAATAACCCCTATAGGGTGGGGGTAGCTTCCAATCACAAAATGCATTACTAGGGGCGGGGATAGCCCCTACACTTTATCCCAAAAACAAAAGTTACAGCGTAAATTATCACTCACACAGCATCAATATTGCTTGAATCATCCATTAAAAATTAGTGAGTAGTCACATTCCCCCCAACCCCCCATTAAGAAGAATTAATCTCTTATTTACTATCAGCAGTTTACCTGGCACTGGGGACATTCCCTCCAATTAAGAGAAAGGGTCATTTGTCCATTATCATTCCTATGAGGTTTATTTAGTGTTGCTCTCCTCAATTACCCCTACAACATTTCACCAGGGATATGGTTAAGATTAAATTATTGTTTATTTTTATTAAAGTCTATTCCGTGTAAGCCTATTCCTTTGAGACCATTGGTTTTATCTTTTCTACCTAAACATTCATCACACATTACTTGAAGATTATCCATGTTATGTGTTTTACCAGGAATTATTAATCCCATTTCGGTAGCATGTCTACCACCACCTTCTTTATGGTCTATTTGTAATTTGGATTCATCAGTATTTCCACATTCACAACATTTTCTACCTTTAGCATTTAAAATTTCTTCTCTAGTATAACCAAATCTACTCTTTTCCATTGATTGTCTTTGTGCTTGTAATTGGTCTTCGTGTGTCCATGTCATAAATTATTTTATCACCCTTCTCACCTGTGGTAAATCACAATATTGATGTTGGTCAAGTGCTAGCCTATCCCATTTCTCATGACAATCGTTATCTAATTCGCCACATAAAGCAATTAAATTGACTCGGTTATTACTACCTCCCTGACATCTTGGTTCTATATGGTGAATTTCTAATTTTTTAGTTTGGATTCCGCAATCAGCACAATGATAATCTTGCTCTTTTCTTATTTCCTCTTTTCTTGACGATGAAATTGGGTGTTTGTTTTTATGGATATGTCGGCATTGTTCTTTTGACATAACCAAGTAAAAACTTGATTCAGGTTGTTGTCACATTTGCACTTTTAGGAAGTTGTGTTAGCTTTTGGTTTAATAGGAGAAGTTCGTTTTTCAAAGTTGATATTACCTGGCAAGTATAAAATAGGGTATCGGCGGTCAATTCAAATTTTTCTTTATCACTTAATTTATTAAAGTCATTAATACTACCGTAGCAATCTATGTACCACTGTAAAACTCTTGATTCTTTCACCATATTTGGCGATAAAAAGTAATCATCTTAATTAAATTTAATCCCTTTAAAAAGATTGTCAAGAAGTAGATTTTATCCAAAGATAGAAAAGGCTATTTGAGCTGTTCTTTCAGCCTGTTGTTCGTTAGTTAAAATTTCGCCGCCGTCAATTTTTTTTATTTGGTTATCTTTATTTTTAACAGCCAAAGCCATTTCCATTAAACGAGATTGCATTTCTTTAATAGTCTTTGGAACTCTCCTAGTTGGTTGCTCTTTTCCTTTATTCCATTCTTCTTTACACTCACTGCAACAAAAGGGAAAGAAATCATTTTTATCTGTTTCTTTTTTGCACTGATAACAATTAATTTTTCTGACTGGCTCTAATTCTTCCATTGTTTATTTTTTGATAATTAATAAATTTTTCTTTATCTGATTTTCTATACCAGACATCTTCTCCTTGCGATTCATTCTTACCTCTACCAAATTCTTTAAACGGACTTTTTACAATTGTTTTATTATTCATTTTTTTATGTTTAATTAATAAATATTTACCGAACAAAGAGCATGAGAAGGAACGCACCTCCCCCTACCCCCTCCCAATCAATTTAAGTTAAAAATAATCGGGCGGCTGTTTGTCAAACTTTTAAGCAATTGTTCTCCCCTTAAAAGAAAATGTCCTACCATAGCCTTGTAGTTTTGACATTTTTGTACAATACTTACCGACCATGTCGCTGTCGTTAGTATCGCCTGGCTTCTCTTTTTATATAGCGGTAAACCCCAGTTTAAACCTCAACCGCTCCAGTTAAATTATTAATAAAATTGGCATAAAAAAATCCCTCGTTAAATAAAGGGATTGTTTGGTTATTGACTTCGTGTTTTGTTTGGGTTAGACTTTTCATATTAGTGTGGTAACTAAAAATATAGACCCTTTGCCCTCCTCAAGCAAGGGGTCTTTTTATATCAGATATAGTCAAATTTTAGATGATTGACTTATTGCAGTAATTGTACGAAGATTAAGTATGCTACCAGTAAAAAGTAAATGGACAGAATTAAAAACAGCTACCCCTGAATTGTTACGAGACTTAGTAAATGATGCCCGAAGTAAGGGAATAGTTTATACTGCCAATAAATATTGTAATCGGGTTCATGTGCCTTCTGACAAATTAGCTAATTTAATTCGTGGTTGGAAAATGACATTTAGATGGGACAGTGATTCTTTTGATTTAGAAAAATTAGAAGCTCCTAAAAGAGAAAAAAAATCGGAGGTCGCTCCTTATGGAGAAACTGCCAAAATTATTCCACTTCCAAGTGATGGTGGTTTGGCTTTAACTGATGCTGAATCAGATTTTTTAGAAAGATATAAAAAGGGGGAGATTGGTTTTGAAGAAGTCCAGCGAGAGTTTGCTTACCGAGTTTTGAAAAAGGTAATGCAGAATCCTGAACTGCTTAAAGTAAACGACTGGCTAAAATCAGAAATAATCAAGATTCAGAGAGAAGAACTTTCCATGAAGAAAGAGCAAATGGAAATGTCTTGGGCAATGTTATTTGGGAAGTTTCAATTTACTAGATTCTGCCCTCACTGTGGTCATGACTTATTCCCTGATTCTGATGTTAATAAAGATTTAAAAGGGGAAATCATAGATGTCACTGACATTGAATCCACTTGAGTTACAGGAAATCTGTAAAAATAAAGACATTGCTGAATTCTCAAAAAAAATTTTGGGAATCACTTTGCATGATGGTCAAAAGAGATGGGCTAATGGTAGTTGGAAATTAATCAATATTCTTGACCCAGGAAATCAATGGGGTAAAACCATGTGCGAAGCAGTTATCCATATTTATCATGCTGTTACTAAACCAATGCTTTTTGGTCGGGTAACATCTCCTAGTGCTTGGCAGCAAATTACTTACCGAACTTTGAATGTGGGGAAAACTTATGAAATTGCTCGTGGTGTTTTTGAAGCTATTTGTGACATTGTTCAGGGAGAAGTTTTGTTACCAGATGGAACAACTAATAAATCAATGCTTAAAGATTGGGCGATTGCTAAAAAAGTTGACCAAGCCAATAAGCCACCGATGATTTATTGGTGGAATAATTCAGAAACCTTAATCCGCTCCTATGATGATTTGGGTTCTTCTTTTAAGCGTTTGAAATTAGCTTTTGTTTCTGGTGATGAATGTGGTGATATTCCTGAATTGGAATTATTTTTAAACGGCACGCTTTTACCTCGTGTTGCCTTTTGGTGTGGTTTGATACATTTGGTAGGAACACACCAAGCCAAAGGTTTGGATTATAAACACATTTCTGAATTGGCTATTGCCGACATGGAAAGATTCGGTGAATCTTCTGATTATTTTCACATGACTGGAAATCTTTATGAGAATGATTATATGAGTAAAGACTTTATTAGAAGACTAGAAAATATTGCCGACCCAAGAATTAGAGAGCAAATTATTTATGGTAAATATGTTGATGGCAGAGACCATTTCTTTAATTTTGATGAGTGTGACCACATGTTTATTGATATGCCTTTTGATATAGAAACAGGTTATTCTGAAGAAATTGACGCTTCTGGTTTTTATGTTTTTTCAGTTGATTTAGCTGCTTCGGAAGATGAAACCGCAGTCACTTGCATTCGCTACAATATTTTTGCCTACAATCAATTTACCCAACAAAATGTAGAACTTCCTTATCGGATTGTTTTCCATAAAGGGTTTAAAGGAGCAACTATTCCAATTTCCATGCAATATCAATTAATCCGAAGTTGGTTTAATGATATTAAAAATATTGCCAAAAATACTGTTTTAGTCTACGATGCTGGTTCTCTTGGTGGTAAAAATGCCGAGGATGCTTTTAAGGATTTATATGGTTACGGATTCCCTGGATTGCACAAATCTTATCAACAAGAAAAAGCCTACGCTATTGGTGCAGTAAAAGATGTTTTAGGTCGGGGTAGAAAAGTGGTAAAAAATGGGGAAAGCAGTTATACTGATATTATAAAGGAGTGGGGTTGGTTAAAAGCGAGCCGACACCTTAAAGAACTAAGGCGACAATTTGAATCTTATGCCTTAGAGGATAAGGGACTAACACAGGACAGAATTGCTACTGTGTGGCAAGCTATCCACTTCATTGAAAAAAGGCGACCTAAACAGTCGCATAATAGAGCAATTGATTTAGATATGTTAGCAACAACAATACAAAATTATGGAAGACAATAACAAAAATCAATTAATGCTTGACGGTTCTCCCCAAGAAAGAGAAGTAGTCAAAGAAGTTGTAAAAGCTTATGTAAACTTAACCCAATTAGATGTTGAAGAAAGAGGCAGGATTTATAAAAAACGAAGGGATTTTTACGAAGGTAATCAACATTTATATACCAATGTCATTGGATTAAAAAGTAAAGAAAAAGCTGGTCACATTTTAGCTGTCTTTAATTACACTTGGAGAATGTGTAGTCGTTTAACTCAAGCCTTAACAAATTCACCAATGCGATTTAAAGTTAAACCTGCCGATGAAGCTAGTGAAATTGAATCAATCCGAGCTGAAATGGAAGAAAATTGGATTAAGAAAATTTTAAAAGACAATCATTTTTATGACATTATTTTTAACCGAAATGTTACTATCCAAATTCGTGATGCTGACTTTGCTTTGAAATGTACCGTTGAAGAAGATGAAAGAATGGGTAAACAAATCAAAATTAAATGGGCTGAAAATATGGAAAAGCTCCATGTTATTTGGGATGACACTACTGGTACTGAATATTCTGCTGTAGTTTACCGTGATTTATGGAGTGTTGAAAGAATTTCTCGTGAATTTAATGGCTACAGAGCTACTCCAATAGCTCAAGATAATGCCGCTTCTGGTTCAGGCGAAGGTTCTCATGACTCTGACCAATTTGGAGTTAAAACTTCAATAATTTCTGGTGCAAAAGTTCCAAGTGGTAAATCAAGAATTCCAATGGCTTGGGTTCATGATGCTTGGGGTTGGTTTAAAGTTCTTGATGATGTTACCAGACTTCCAGTTTGGAAAATGTGTAATGTCATTTTGATTAATGAAGATGTGGTTCAATTTGTGAAAACTGATTATGACTACAATCCTTGGGTTATTGGTCATTCTTTTGACAATCCTGGTACTCCTTGGTCAATTTCTTTTATTGACAATTTAATTGATGCCCAAACTGAATTAAATGACCGAACTTCTGAAGAAGGAGACATGATTCGTATTGGTGCTAATCAAAAATATGTGGTTTCCAATATGCCAAATTTTGACACCACTTCTATAAAAACTGGTTCTGGTCAAGTGATTTTTGTTGAAGGTGAAAATGCTGATTTCAAACCATTGGAAGTAAATGTTAATCCTTTCCCATCTGAAACCTATATTAATCGTTCTCTTGAACACATGTTTGCTTTGGGTATTCCAAAGATTGCTTTGGCTACTGGTGCTGCTCCTTATACTGGAAAAGTTGCCGCTATGCAATATCAACCAGTTTCCGATTTGGTGGATTCTTTGAGAATGAAATGGACTCCAGTTCTTTATGAAATGGTTAAAAGAATTCAAGACTATACAGTTAAATTCTTCCCCGAAACAAGTTCATTTACTTATTCTTTTGATGAAAATACTGGTCAAAACTATCCAAACATTCGTGAAGTTGAATTTGAATGGGATAGTATACTACCTCAAAGTCAATCAGAGAGTATCGTTGATGCTTCTACTTTATTTGACCGAGATGTTCTTCCAATTAAGAGATATTTGGAAAGAGCTGGTTATCAAGACCCAATGTCTATTATTAAGGAATTAAAGAAAGAGTCTAAAGATGCTGAACTTTCTACTATTAGAAATAAATTTAGACAATTCTCACCTGGAGTAGTTCAGGGTCAAATTGATGCTAGAAAGAAAATGATGGATGCTGAAGAAAATAATGCGGAAACAATGGGAAGTATGAACGACATTGCCGCAACAATGAACAGACCTCAACCATCTGCTCCTGCCAATAAACCAATTCTACAAAAAAGTATGAATGACGGAAACCGTGGAGTTCCTGCTGCCGCTGGTGTTTCTGGCGTTGGTCAAGTTGCTACTCAAGCAGGAAATGTTAATCAAGTTAGTCAAAATATAAGGGCGGAATAAAATTATGGCTACAATGAAAAGAAGCACATACCAACAATTCAGAAAAACTGGAGCAGCTTTAACTTCGCAATCTAATTATGCCAGAACTTTGGTAAATAGACAGAATGCGGCTGAAGATGACTACAATGATTATGCCTATACTAACGGAACAATTACTGCTGACCAATACATTACCAATCTAAATCAAAGAAAAGCTAGAGCTGGCTTAACCCCACTTCAAACTCAAAATTTGACCCAAAAAATTGCTGATGTTCAGGAGACTTATCAGGATTCTTTAATCAATACTGCCTATAAAACTGGTGCTACTTATAATGGAGTCGCCGTTGACACAAATTATATTTATAATCGGGAAAAAACTAAGCTAGAAAAGATGACTCCTGGTTCTGATGCCTACAATAAACAACAAGCTTTAGTTGATTCTTATAATGAAAAGCTCCAAAAAGAAACCAGAAGAACCTACCGTCAAACTGAATTAAACAAAATGTCTACTATGAGACAGGAAACTTCTACGGAGATTACCGCTAAAGCTAATATGTACGAGCAACTTCAAGCGATGGCTCAAGCTGATGGCGAAGCTGATGAAGCCCTAAATTATGAAACTCAAAAAAATAATTTGAAACAATCTGCGGAGAAAGCTGCGGTAAATGAAAGAATCCAAGATGTGGTTGTCAAAAATTCTACTCCAGTAAAACCATTGTCGCAAAATCTTTCTGGCGATACTGTAGCTAATGCTAATCAAGGTTTAACTGGTAATTTACCAGCAAATAACACTCCAACTACTGCTCCAAATGGAGTAGCTACAGTTGAAGAACCACCACAAGACCAAGAGACTGAAATTGTAAATTATGGTGGGGTTCAAATGTCTCGTGAAGTTTATGATGAATTAGTAAAATCAAGCGATATTAAAAATTATCTTGAAAGAAATGCAAAAGATATTCGCAAAATTAATGGAGATGCTGGTGGAAATAACGGATTAAATGCCTCAATTGCCAGTCAAGAACAATTGGTGAATGTTTATAAACAAGAATTAGCTGGTGCAAGTGCTGACAATAAAGATACTCTGTTAAAAGGCTACAATGATGCGGTTGAAAGATACAACAATTTAGTTCAACAAAGAGATGATGTGATTGCCAATGTTGAAGAAAGGTCAATGACATTCGGAGACATTGTATCTAAAAAGGCGGCTGCTATCATGAAAAATCAAGATGCCACTTTTGAAAGAAATGTTGATGCTGCAATAAAGAAAACTCAAGACGATTTCTCTAATGGGAAAATCGGGTTAGACCAATATGTTGAAGACATGTATAACAATTCAACTGCTGGTTCAAAAAGATTTGAAATTCAATCTCAACTTTATGAAGCAGTTAATGATGGAGTTGGGCTTGCTTCTGCTACCAAAAAATTAGATGCTTACAGTTCTTCCCTTGACTATTTGAATGAAGAAATTATCCCAAATAAAAATAATTTGAGAGTTGTCCAAGCGGATGAAACCAATAACGACAAAATAAATTTGGCGACTGGTGTTCCAGGTGTGAGGAAAGGTCAATTTATAATTGAAAATCCTACCAGTGGAGCAACCGATGAAACTGATGCCACGATGAAATTGAAGGAATGGGATAACACCCATGCCCAAGTTGGCGGAGTTTGGTTTCCAGTAAGATATGACTACAATTCAGTTGATAAAGAATTGACTTCAGAAGAAAGCAAAGATGCTTTTGCTAAGGAAAACAATCTTTATGTTTATAAGAAAATTGTTGATGGTAAGGAACAAAATATTCCTATTAAATCAGTAAAAGCTAATGACGATACCGTTAAATACTATTCTAAAGATTTAATTGATAAACAAATTGCCAGTGGTTCAATGAAAGAAAATTCCGATAAATCCATAGTTTTAACTGGTGGTAAAACATTTGGTCAAAAATTAGGACAAGCTTACAAAGACGAATTCCAAACTATTAAAGAAACATTATCAAGTCCAAAGAGCTTTATTGATAGTGCCAAAGAAAATTTAAAAGGTGTTGGTTCTTCTATTGCCAAAGGTTTTGGTGCAATGATGGAAAATTCTGCTCCAGTGGTTTTTGGTGATGCTATTTTTGGGAAAACACAACCAAAAGTAAAAGATGAAACTAGTTTTAATGCTCCAAAATTCTCTTTAGTGAAACCTGCTTTTGCTGCTGAAAATGTGGAAGCTGTCAAAGCTACTCCAGTTCAAACCATGAAAGATGGTAGTATCAAAATGTCTGATGGTTCAATTGTTAAACCAGATGCTTTTGGAAACTTGCCAGTAACAAATACTCAACCAACCAGTGGGGTTAAAGCTGCTACTCCAAACCAACAAGCTTTTCTTGATAGATTTGACAAAGAAGCTGAAATTGCTTCTCAACAATATGGAATACCAAAAAGTGTTATTTTGGCGGTTGCTGGTCACGAATCAGGGTTTAATCCAAATGCTTCAACCTTATTCGGAATTAAAGGAGCTGGAGCAAATCTTCCAACTTGGGAAGTAATTGATGGTAAAAGAGTCAATGTTAACGCTAATTTTAGAACTTATAGTTCTACTCAAGCTGCTTTCAATGATTTTGCCAAATTGATTGCTACTGATTCAAGATATGCCAAAGCTTACGCCAATAAAGATAATCCAACCAAAATGGTTCAAGAAATTAAGAAAGCTGGATATGCCACTGACCCTGCTTGGGCTAATAAAGTTAACTCCTATATCCAAGCTTCCAGTCAACCATCAGTAGCTCAACCAACAAAAGTTGCGGCTACAAAAACTAATCCGATTAAGGCGGCTATTGCTAATGTTGTTAAACCAGCCTATGCTGCTGAACCAACTCCAATAATGAGTCAACCAAGTTCCAATCAACAATCAAGTTCTTCTAATAGTCAACCTGCTTGGTCACAACCTGCTGTTTCTACTCCAAAAGCAGCTCCAGTTGCAAATCCTGCACTTGGTTATACCGACACTGTAAAAAAACAATCAGTTATGTCTAAAACTCCTGCATGGATGACACCTGCGGTTAATAAGGTATCAACTCCAAAAGTATCTACCCCTGCACCAGTTTCACAACCAAAAACTGGCTTTATAGACCAAGCCAAGAATACTGTCAAAAATGTAATTTCCAGTATTAGTAGTTGGTTTAAGAAAAAATAATTATGGCAACAGTCAAAGGAATACCTAATTACTATAAAAGTGATTTCGGAATGAAGGCGGCTGCACAGGTCGCTACTAAAGTTGTGCCACATATTTCTACTCCAGTATCTAATCAAACAATATCAAACCCTATCACAGTCAAATCAACTCAACCTAAGGGTTTTTGGAGCAAAGCTTCAGATGTTTTAAATGTTGGTTCTGCTGCTGTTGAAAAATTTGGGACAAAATTGCTTACTGGTGGAAAATATAGTTCTTATGACACTGCCCTTGATGCGGCTGGAATGAAAAATACCAAAGGAAAACTTGATGTGAATGATGTCGTGTCTACCGCTGGAAGAATGTTACTTGACCCATTAAATTTAGTTCCTTTTAGTAAAATATTTAAAGGTGCTGGAGCTGTTGCAAAACTTGTACCTGGTGCTTCAAAAGTTGCCAAGGCAGTTGACACTGGTGCAGATATTTTAAAATCTTTGCCTATCGTTAAAAAAGCTGGAAATATGTTTATTAAAGGTTATGGCTTGTCTGATGATGTGGTTAAAAATCTTGACAATATTACCACCACTGTTGGTTCTAAGGCAGATGACATGATTAAGACAAGAAAAGCTTTATATAAAGGAATGAATGATGATGAAATTGCCGCAGTTGCTAGATTCCTTGAACCTCAAGGAGCTGGTGCTGGTACTGATTTAGGTTTACTTCGTAGCCAATTGGGGAGTAGGTTTGATGAAGTTGTAAAACCTGCCTTAAAATACGAAAAATCTGTCAATCAAGCTGAAGTTCTTGATGCCGCCATGAGAGGTAATTTAAAACCTGGTGCAGCTAAAGAACTTTATACTAATCCTTATCTTTACCACTATACCGAAAAACCAAAGGAAAGTATTTTTGGAAAAATTAAAGAATTATTTACTCCAACCAAAGAAGGAGTTTCAACTAAAACTACAGCTATTGTCCCGACTTCTAAATTCAAATTATCTGGTGAATACTGGAAAAAGAGAACTGGCAGTGATTTTTCATTAAATACTCCACTAGTTCAAACTAAACGACAATTGGCTCAAGTTAAAGACAATGCCATTCAAGATGCTATTACTAAAATTACTGATAAATATGGTGTTAAATTGGGAGAAGGTCAAGCTGTTCCTGATGGATTTAAGTATTTAAAAGTTCCATCTGGTACAGAATCCTTACTGAAAAAATTTAAAGGAATTGTCGTTCCTAAAAATATCGCTGGTTATATTGAACAAAGTTATCATCAATCTGGTAGTTTTGCCAAAGCTATGGATAAATTGAATAGTGTTTGGAAACCATTGGCTACTTCTTACAATCCATCTTTTACTTTAAATAACATGTTGGGAAATATGTACAACTCATTTTTGGGTGGGGTTAAAAGTCCAAAAAGATTTGCCCAAATGGTTAAAGGTGGTTTCACTGAAGCTGAAGAATCCTTAGTTAAACAATCTGGTTTAATTGCTAAATCTGAATTTGCTGGAGATGTTGCCAAAGAAGCTTTTGGTAAAAAGAACGCTGGTTCATTTATCAACAAAGCGGTTACTGGATTAAACAGAAATGTGGAAAACAATGCTAGAAAAGCTTTATTCTTAGATGCTTATGAGAAAACTGGTTCTATTGAAAAAGCGGTTTCTACTGTGGATAAGTTTTTATTTGACTATCAATCTTCGCTAACTCCATTTGAACAAAATGTAATGAAACGAGTTTTTCCTTTTTACACTTGGGCAAGAAGCAATATTCCACTTCAAGCTAAAAGTTTGGTTACTCAAACAGGAAAACCTGCTGCCGTTCTTAAATTAGTTAAAGCGGCTAATGGTGGTGAGATGCCAGATGAATTATCAATTCCAACTCCATTTAAAAATAGCGAAGGTAAAAAATTGAAATATACTCCACAACTTCCATTGAGAGATATTGCTAATTTATTCTCTGAAAACACAACGAGGGACATGACTTCTCCATTTATTAAAATGGCTATTTCTGGTTTGAACTATGCTGCTGGAGGTGAAGCTCCAACTGACTACTATACTGGGAAACAACTGACTAATAAAAATTTACCAAAATCAGAACAGGCTAAAGACCTATTTGGAAGCTATGCTAAATCTTTAATTAAATGGGCAAGAACTGCTGAAAAAATTAAATCTGATAAAACTGTTGGAAATACACTTCGTTCTGTTGTTGGTGGTTTTTCAACTGTTCAGTCGCCAGAATCAAAATATAGTGATAAGCTTTATAGAGAGAGTGATAGGCAAAAAGCACTCCGAAGTGAAATAACAAAATCAATTAAAAGCGGTGACATCAAAAGAGCCAAGCGATTAGAAAAATTACTTGGAAAATAGGTGTCCAATTGACAAGTTCCTTAACTTATTATAATTTTACATAAGGAGACAATATGGAAAATATTGACCCAAATGCAGCCATTCCAAACGGAAGTGAGGTGGACAACCAAAACAATGGTACTCCAGCAAACGATAATCAGCCAAATGGAAACGCAGCGAACGACGGACAGCCCGATGAGTTAGAGGCACTTCGTCAAGAAAATTTAAGAATTCGTGGGCAGAACTCTGCTTTAACGAAAAAACTCACAACTACGATGAGAGATAACTCAAATCGTAACTTTAACAATCCGAGCGGTAATGGAGAAGGTGATGACGAAGGCACTCGTGTCTTTGAAGCAGCCTTTGAATTATCAGAAGCCAAACTTCGCAACGAGTTGGAGACTAAAATTCTCCCACTTTATACAGGTAGTGACCCTGCCTATAAAGACGACCCACAGCTTCCTGCTGAAGAAGTAGCTAGAATAAGACAAAACCCTTGGGCTTTTGCTTCTAGGCAATCTTTGATGCACGCTTTAAAAACTGGTGATTTACAACCAGCTTTGTTGGATGTTGAAGAAGCTATTGCTGAACGAGTTGATGCTTTAGCTAACAACCCTAACCCTCAACCTAAAGGAGTCGTAAAGACCGTTAACCCTAACCCTGTTGCTCCAGCAACACCTGCAAACCAACCGCAAGGTCAAGATTTGTGGAGTATGCCAATGGAACAATTGGAACAGCTTAATGCTGCGGCTGTACAAAAAATTAAAGGCTAAATTATTAATTTCTTAAAGGAGAAATATTATGTCTACCATGACACGCACTGAAGGTGCAGATGTGATTGAAGTCTATAATGTAAGGAAGACTCTTGAATACGCTAAACCTAAATTGGTTTACACTCAATTTGGACAACCTGATATGATTTTGAAAAGAAAATCAGACCAGGCTACTTGGTTCAGATTTGACAAATTAGGAGTCCCTGCCGTTCAATTAGATGACAATCCAACTTTCGTACCCGAAACCGTAACTACTTCCAATGTTTCAGCTAAACTGGAATTCTGGGGTAACGGCGTTCAAATTGTTGAATTCTTGGAGGAAACTTCCTTCTTGAACCTAGCTGATGAGTACAAACAACTCATTGGTCAAAACGCTGGTGAAACCATAAACGAAAAAGTTAGAGATGTAATCAAAGTTGGTACTTATGCTATTTTCCCAAATAGTAGAGCTAGCCGAGCTGATTTAATTTCAACTGATGTTGCTGACCTTGATGTTTTTATTGATGCTGGTACTGCTCTTGAAGCAGCCGATGCACCAAAAATCGGGGACAACTATGTTGCAATTATTAGCCCATTTGTGAAAGGAAGATTATTGAAAAATACTGCTTTCCGTGAAGCTGTCCGTTATCAAAAAGATAGCTTATTCACAGGCGAACTTTGTACCATTGATGGCATTAAATTCATCGTAACCTCAACCGCACCTACCGTTACTAACGGTGGCTCTGCAAGTTCTGTTGCTACTATCGACCAATCCATTGTGGTTGGACAAGGAGCTTATGGTATCGCTCGTTTGATGCCAGGTGACTTCCAAGTGGTTGTCACTCCTCCAGGTGGTCACGGTGACGAATACAAAGTTAAGACTGCCATAACCTGGAAGTCCTACCTCAAGTCCGTCATTCTTAACCAGAACTGGATTCGTAGAATTGAAACAGCCCGATAAACTTAATTTTAAATTCAAAATTGGAGCTAGGAGAAATCTTAGCTCCTTTTTGGTATCTTGACTTAAATCAAGCGAGTGGTTAAATTTAAGTATGGAAATCCATAAAAGTAATCGTAAAGTAATTCCATTTGAAAAATGTGTTACAAAATTTCACTGTGTCTTTCCTAAAGAAGCGGCTACTGACAAAATTGATGGAAAATGTGGTTTCAAAATGGGTATCAATTTGGATAGTATTTTTATTCCTGTTGAAGAAGATTTTACTTTAGAATATAAATGGTGGGCTTTGTTAAAAGATATTGGGTTTCAATACCTGCCAGATTTTAATAATTTTGACCCACTAGAACAAAATGCTATTTCAAGATGAAGGTATTAATTGGTATGGTTTTTTAAACCCATTTAGTGGATATGGAATTGTCACTTTGGAATATGCCGCTGCTATTGAAAGATTGACTGGCAAAGTTTCAATTGGTTGGGAGAACAGGGTTGCTGACAGTTCTCCTGAATGGAAAGCAATTCCCGAAGATACCAAGAAATTAATTCTAAAACCTTATGTTCAAGAGAGAGTTGGCATAATAAAAACTCCTCCATCATTTTTTCACTTTAATAAATCTCAAGTTCGTATTGGTTATACAATGGTTGAAAATACTAAAATTGGTGGGGAATGGGTTGACCAGTGCAATGCGATGGATGCAATTTTTGTTCCAAGTAAATATTTAGTAGAAGTTTTCAAAGAAGGTGGAGTGAAAGTTCCTGTCTTTGCGGTAAAACAAGGGGTTGATACTAGAAATTATAAATACATTGACCGACCAGAAAGAGATATTTTTACCTTTGGAACTGTTGGTTATCTTGATGATAGAAAAAATTGGCAAGCTTTAGTTCAGGCTTTTATGTCTGAATTTAAAAAAGATGAGCCAGTTAGATTAATTTTAAAGAATTCTAACCCTGGCTTTGGTTATTGGATTCCAAATAATGAAAGAATAAAAATTGTCAATAAAAGATATTCCCTAGAAGAAATGAACCGACTCTATTATTATATGGATTGCTTTGTTTTCCCTTCAAGGGCGGAGGGTGCAGGACAACCACCAAGGGAAGCTATGTGTACTGGTCTTCCAGTAATAATGACTAATTGGAGTGGTCTTGCCGATATTTGCGATAAAAAATATAATTATCCAATTGACCCTGTTGCTATTGATGTTCCTGATACTAGAGGAGTAGAACAACCAGGATTCCAGGCTAGAATTGAAGTTGAAGAATTAATGTATTGGATGAGGTATGTTTATGAAAATCAAAAGAAAGCCAAAGAAAAAGGGAAATTAGCTTGTGATTGGATGAACTTGGAGTGGAATTGGGATGAGTGTGCTAAATCAACTGTTGCATTATTAGAAAGAGAATTTGGTGGTCATTTAGAAACGGAGACAATATGATAAAATTTTTAGCTGCATTTACTGATTATTCAGGTTATGGGGAAGCTTCAAGAAATAGCTTAATTTGTCTTGATAAAGCTGGTGTTAAATTCACTACGGAAACTGTTTCTTTTACTCCTGAAAAATTAGATTTGGGAACTGGCTCAAAGTTATCTAAACAATATAATTGTGTATCAAAAGACTACAAAATTAAGATAATTCAACTTACCCCAAATTGGTTTAAAGAAAGCATTGAACCAGGAAAATATAATATTGGTTTTCTTTTTTGGGAAACAATTGGAGTGACAAAAGAATTTGTTGATTGTTGCAATTTAATGAATGAGATTTGGACTTGCGGAGAAATTCATGCCAAGACATTTAGAGACAGTGGAATTAAAGTTCCTATTAGAGTTATCCCTCAAAGCATTAATCTTAATTTTAAAAGAGAGAATCCTTTTTCTTTAAAATTTGAATCTGACTTTATTTTTTATTCTATTTTTCAATGGACTGAAAGAAAAAATCCCAGAGCATTGGTAGAAACTTATTGGGACACTTTTAAAGGAAATGATAATGTTAGACTACTTTTGAAGGTTTATCGTTCAAATTTTAGTGAAGACGAAAAACAAGGAATTAGAAATGATATTGAATTTTGGAGAAAAAAACAACCACAAAAACATTATCCAAAAATTGAATTATTCTTGGGTGGTTTGACAAACGATGAAATGGTAAAGCTTCATTCTACTGGTGATTGTTATGTTTCAGCTCACAGGGGTGAGGGTTGGGGTATGCCACAAATGGAAGCTATGGCTTGTAGTAATCCAATCATTTCTACTAATTTTGGGGGAATTCACGAATGGTTGAATAAAAATGTTGCTTGGTTGGTTAAATACCGATTAGTCAATGTTTTCAATATGGAACACATTTCTTGGTATAGTACCGAACAAAAATGGGCAGATGTTGACAAAAATCATTTAGCTGAATGTATGAAAGAAGCTTATGAAACCAAAGAGAGAA